GCATTCTCAGTTCTTCATCAATTTACTACTAATAATGGAATATTGCATTCTGGTGGCAACGTATATTTAGCTACTAATTCAGCAGTAATTCAGATGAATACAACTACAGGCGCAGTCACTAATACATTCCATACTGGTGGAGTAGTATACGATATATGCGAACTCGCCAATGGAAACATAGCTGCCGTTGGACGTACTGGAACTAATCAAGATGGAGCAACTGTCAATATTAATATATTAGATACAAGTCTATCGTATTTGTATGGCAGTAGCGTTATAACTGGAAATCTATACTCTGTCGTTGAGAATTACTATGAAACACTTGGCTTTTCTATCACAGACAAACAGTACTCTAATTCCCTGATTGCCGTATCAAATGAGCAAGTATGGTATCAATCCGCAACTTCAACCATGTCCGAGATAACTGCGGCAAGAGGTACAATTAGTACCGCAAGCCCACTTACTATTGCAGAGGGATTCCAAAAGGCATTTATAGCTAATGGTAGCGTATTTAAGATAGTTGATTTAGCTACAATTAAGTTATCAACTGGAGAGTTAGGCGCTGGTAGCGTCAGCGTTCCTGCTTATGGTGCAATTCTTAGCGGAGATACATCTGGTGCTGGAATGATATGTGACTTTGTAACTGGCAAGACTGGTGCATGTAAAATCTATGGTTATCAAATAGGCGATACTGCATTCTCTAGTAATGATACAGTAAAGGATGTTGGAGCAACAGCATCCGTATCATTCTCATTGACTACCGCACAAACAGAGGCTCCACATTTCTATGACTGGACTCCGTATGCCAATGATACTACCAATTATGGTTCAATGCCAGGCCAATCATATATAGTATGTAGATATAGAGGTAGAATGGTATTAGCTGGACATCCAAACTATCCTCATCAATGGTATATGTCTAAGATGTCAAGTCCTTTTGATTGGGTATATGGTAGTTCAGACCCACTAACTGCTGTGGCTGGTAACAATGCTGATGCGGCAGAGATTGGTGATATCGTAAGAGCATTAGTTCCTTATGGAGATGACTTCCTTGTATTCGGTTGCGCTGGTTCAATACACATACTTAACGGCGACCCAGCATCAGGTGGAAGTATAGACGAATTATCTAATACTACTGGAATGTTTAGTCCTTGGTCATGGTGTAAGGACAGTAAGGGCGACCTATACTTCTTTGGTAATGATGGATTATACATAATGGCTGGTGGAAGATCAAAGCCCCAGATAATAAGCAATGGTGCATTACCTAATCTTAAATCAGATTGGGCAGTTGACCCATCTACTCATAGAATAATTCTTCTTTATAATCCAGAAAGAAATGCAGTATTATTAATGAAAACACTAATAGCAGATGGTTCTAATGTAGGCTATTGGTATCAACTTGACACTGGTGGTTTCTATCCATGTTCATTACCAAATAAGTGTGGTATATATTCAAATCTAAATTATAATGCAGATGACCCAGATTATAGAAAAACCTTATTTGGTTGCGCAGATGGATACATAAAGACATTATCTGACTCAGCAAAAGATGACGACATTGGTGCTTCCGATGCAGCTATATCAGCATTTGTAACATTTCCAATAGAGAAGCTGATTGAGGACGAAGATGTTAATGGTAAGGTAACTTCCCTGACATTCGTAAATGCTGGTGGTGTTGTAAGTGGAGACTACTCTGACTCTGATGGCTTTATATATGAGATACATAGAGGAGATGATGCTGAGGCGGTACTTGAGAATATAAGGGACGGAGCGACAGCCTTCATCACTGATACAGTAACTACTACTGGTAGGCAAACAAAGAAGAGAACTAAGATTAAATGTAATTACTTAGGTATTAAATTAATTAATGATAACGTTGGCGAAACATTCGCAATAAATAAAATAGTGGGATCGGTTAAACCTGCTGGAAAAGTGAGATAATATGGCAAGGGGATTATCAGGAGATTATCCAGTAACTCAATCATCAACTGGTGGAATAGATTTTGCTAAGTTAATGGAAGAGTACTCAACAAAATTTGAAACTGCTAAGGCAGAGAATATTAAAAGATACGATCAAGGTCTTGCTATATACGATGAGATCATAAATAGATATAGACCTGGTGGTTCTTTCGGTCAAGCGGCATTAGGTGAACTTGCAAGCCAGAAGGAAAGATACATAGGTAAGGGTACTCAAGATTTAGTAAGTTCTGGCTTATTTGGCACATCAGTAAAAGCTGGCATGGGTGGTACTTTTGAGAAAGAGATAGGCGCTCCTACAAGACTTAAGCTTGAAGATTTAATGATGTCTAGGTTATCGGATGCTCAGATGGGTAAGGTTGGATTTATGGAGAATAGAACTGATGCTTATCCAGATATGAGCCAGATGTCTGACTTAATGAATCAGGCCGCACAATATCAACCATCCAATACAAGAATAGTAGGTTCTGGTAGCATGGACTCTGGTGTTAGCTATTCACCTGGAACTCCTAGTTCTGGATTCCTTGCTGGTGGAACTGGCGGCGGTGGAGCAGGATTTAGCTCTGGAAGTAAAGCTGGTATTGCTGATTATTCCAATGTTAACGCAGAACAATTAGCTTCTGCACAGAAACAACAAACTAGATACGACCCACAAGCACTTACTAATACTCCTACCACGCAAACTACGGTTCCATCATCAGTAACTGGTGGAGCAATAACTCCTCAAGAGTTAATGAAGTTACCTACTTATGCAGCTTATAAAGCAGCAGCAGAGGGCGCTGGTAAGGCGGCTGGGCCAGAGAAGGAATGGGCGGCAGTAAGAAGGCAATTGGGTTATTAAATTATGGCTCTATCCGTTACAGTAAAAGATAATGACTGGACGACACTAAGGCAGATTCTACAGAAACTCTCAAGTTCTAAACTTGGTAGTGGCGCGTCTGTAACTCATTCAGAACTTACTTTATCTTCTCTTACAGCATCCAGATTAATAGCTTCTGATGCAAGCAAGGGATTAGTATCCTCTGATCTGGCCAGTTGGATTACTGGTACTGCAAAGCGCGTTACGGTAACTGATGATGGGGACGGAACAGTTACCTTATCTGGCCCACAGAATATTGATACCGTTGATAGTCCTACGTTTGCAGGACTTACTCTAACTGCATTCACTGGCATCCTACAAGCTACTGCCGGAGTCTTATCTGGCGGTGCTGCCCATAGCGCCCTAACGAGCTTGACCGTAGGCGATGACCATACACAATATGCCCTACTCGCTGGTAGGTCTGGCGCTGGTAGGTCTGGTGGACAGACATTGTATGGCAGTACCGTGACAGCAGAGGATTTGACACTCGGTGATAACTCTGTGGATGACAATACGATTACCGTAACACAGATTATTGCCGCCTATACGCACAGTCAAGTAGCTGGTGGCGATAGTGTCCATGTATCCGTAGCTGAAAACGCGGCGTGGGATGCAGCTTATGCCCACAGTTTACTGGTAGCGGGAAATCCACACGTTGTTACCCCAACTGAGTTGGGTTTGGTAATCGGTACCAATGTTCAGGCTTGGGATGCACAGTTAGACGACATAGCGGCACTCGCCTATACTAATGGAAACATAATTGTAGGGGATGGTTCTAATTGGGTAGCCGAATCAGGTGCTACTGCCAGAACGTCACTTGGACTTGGTACTGGTGATAGTCCACAGTTTGCACAATTAAAAATAGACGATACTTCAACGTATATAGATAAAGACGGTTCTGATAATATGACATTTACTGATGCAGTTACGGGGACTAAGACATTGGCACAATTAGGATCACCAACTTACTTATACATCAAGGCTACTGCCCAAGCAGAAGGAGATTTACATTTATCTGATATAACACATTGGGCAGTATCTAAAGTACTAATAAAATATATACGTGTTGTGACATCCAGCACTAATTGGGATTTATATGTTCTACAAAATGATAACAGTTATGCAACTGATGATGCTAATATTCCCAAAATAAAAATAGCAGATGGTATTAATGGAAATGCAAATATATGGTTAGAGTTGCCGTATGAAGATGAGGATGATTCTGATGAGGTTCATTTGTATTATTTAGATAATTCTGGAGCAAATACAGCAGATATTTATATTATCGGTTATAGTTTGAATTAGGAGTAATAATGGCTTACGAAGTAATTAAAATTTATATGTATATAAAAGGTAATACAGGCCGTTGTGAATTAAAGTTTGACCATGTACCCACAACGAAAGAAATAGAGATTGCTTACAATAAAGTGATGAAGCCTGGCCCCGAACCAATTGCTTGTCCAATGGGTAATCCTGAATGTCCGTTAAATAAATCTACAGTTAAGGAGGTTAGATAATGGCTACTGTAACTTCCAAAGCAACCGGCAACTGGTCGGACGGCTCTACGTGGGACTCCGACCCTGCGATTCCGGTGAACGGAGATACTGTAATTGTTGACGCAGCACATACAGTTACTTTTGACGTTGACCAGTCAGGGTTTGCTAATGGCGTTGACCTTACAATAAATGGAGTATTGGATTGCTCAACCGATGCAGGTGATTATTACCTAATGGCCTCAGCGGATATTGACGGAACAGGGTCACTCAAGGCTGGATCGTCTGGAACGGCACTCCCAATGACCGTTACTTTCACGATTGATTTCAATAGTGGGGCGTATGGTATAGAGGCTGATAATCTTACCTTAGAGTTATACTGCACAAATCCAACAAATGAATACGTTAAGCTCTCTGGAATTGAAGCTGCTGGACAGACAGAGCTTTCAGTGGCTACTGATGTGACAAGTGATATATGGGCAGTTGGTGATATTGTATGGGTTTGTGATATTGACAGGGATTGGGAGGTTCAGGAAACAACCATAGCCGCTGGAGGTATCGCTGCGGGGGCTATTACAGTGGACGATGCCTTGGCTGCGGGAAAGATAGAAGGAGCTTATATTGTTCTGGCCCAGCGAAATATACGACTGATTAATACAACCGATGCCTGTATAAGAGATGGTTCTGACGGTGTTGTCAATGCGGAATTGTACGATTGTAAATACGGCGCTTATAATCATAATGACCTTTCATTCAATGGCACTTGTCATTTGTTTACATCTTTTGGGATTGGATATATTGTTGGTGGTACTATTGATGGTGTAATAACCGGCTCCGATGCCGCTGGCGATTATGCCATCTTTAATGGTGCTGGACTTACAATCTCCGGTGCAATTATTGGGTCTGGAAAAGGGCCGTCATTTTGTTACGGTTGCACTTGTACAGCTGCTTCCTTAATAGCCGGTTGTGATACTGGACTAAATAGCTGTTCATCCTGTAATGCTCTTGGCACGATTGAAGGCTGTGATTATGCTATTGGTACATGCAATAATGTTGTCATTTCAGGAACAATGCTCAACGGGGACAATGGTATATATTTTTGTAACGATATTGTATGTGCAAATGCCACGTTTACAGGGAATACGAAGGACATTAATGCGGGCTTTTATGGTAGGGCATACAATACAGACTTTGGTGGGACAACGGAATTTACAATATATGATAATGTAAACAGGCCGAAGAATAAGTCTTTTGAATCTTATGACCACGACCAAGTAGTTAATGCGTTTAAGGGATGGTGCAAGGGAGGGATAGTAACGTCTCAGACAGCATCTCCCCCAACTGGTTATGATAGATGGTACGAGCACGCTTGTGAAGATACTACTCAGACAAATCCTGTATTCCGGCAGTTTGAAACAACTGTAGAAGCTGGTCAGGCCATTGAGGTTGACGGCAAGATTAGAATTGCAGATGGTGAGGACTTGACAGGTTATGCTCCGGCGTTGCAGATTATAGATTATTATGACGACCCATTAGTGGACTCTACAGCCTCTCCGCTTGATGAAGATGAGATACCAGAGCCAAACGGCGGGGTGGAGGCTGGCTGGCAGGATGTCTCTGTTATCTGGGCGAATCAGGGTGATGCTCCAAGACTGGTAATAGTCAGAATGATAGCATGGCATGACGGCGGTGTTGATGATGTAGATATTGATGAATGTTGGTCGATTGCAGATTATAAAGACCAGATAAATACAATACATGAAAAAATAAAACGCCTCGGTCCTACAGGGCAATCTTAATATTTTGGGAGATTTACAACAGTTGATAGCAAAACAGTAACAGTTGTGGGGGGTATCATTACCTCTATAGTAACATAGGAGAAATAATGGCAATAACCGTAAGGCATGACCCAGTTGAATCAATACAGAAACTATCAGTTTTAGCTGGAAAAGCTAAGGCATCCGAGCGAACTGCTCAACGCAATCAACAGTTAGCTGCCCAAGCTCAACAGATGCAATACCAAAAGGAAATGGCTCAGTATCAGGCTCAGACTAAGATGAAGGCTGACCAGATGGCTATGGACTGGGAGTTACAGAAGTTACAACTCAACTCCATAAAGGACTTTGAGCGGGAACAGATGAGACTTGATGCTCTTACAGCAAGAGAGTTAGCTAAAGAAATAAAAGAAAAGGATGAGTTCGAGTTAGTACAGAGACAGATAAGAGAAGCAGACTACTTGACTCCAGAGGAAAAAGAACAAGCTATCTCTAAAGCTACCATGCAGAGGTTTGGTTATTCTCCTAGTATACTACCAAAACAAGAAGATGGTTCTATTCTTGCTAATTGGATGAGAGATAATAAGGGTGGAGTTGCTACTGAGATTCCTGGTGGTGTAGGTGGAGAGAAAACGCCTCCTCCTCAGGGTATATCTCAGCAACAGCAAACAGCAGAGGCTCAGAATAAACTAAGAGTTATCTCCCCAACCGGAGTTGTTGGTTCTATACCTGCAAGCGAATGGGCTGAACATAAAAAGTCTGGATATGAATTAGAAGATATGAGTATGCAGAAAGGTGGTTTGGCTTACACAAAGAGCATGGCTGGGGCGCAGGAATCTATTAAGTCTCTTAATCCAGCAGCATACTTTAAGGCTAAGACTAAAATGGATGAACTTAGAAAGAAATATCCTGCCGCATTCAAGAAGTATATCGAAGATATTAAGACTGGAAGGATTAAAATATAATGCCAAAGAAGGATAATGAATATAAGTTGCGATGGCAACGTAATAAATATAAGAATGATAAAAACTTTAGAAAGTTTAGAAAGTACGCAAGTTGGTACAAGGGGTTAAGGCTTAAGGATATTACTCCAAAAGAATATTTTGAGTTATTTGATAAACAGAGTGGGTATTGTCCCATTTGCGGTAAGCACCAATCTGAGTGTGGAAAAAGATTTTCAGTTGATCACAATCATGCTACTGGAGAGATAAGAGGATTATTGTGTACTTGGTGTAATATGAATCTTGGGTGGTATGAGAAATTTGATGATAATATTAAAGGATATTTGAAAGGTGGTGGGTAGTTTGCCATTTGTTGCAGATGAAATACAACCAGATACCAGAATAAAAGCAGAGGCCGGAAACGCCCTAGACTTTTTCCCTGAGTTTGGTAGAGGCGTAGCTCGTGGATTTATGAATGTAGGTAGTGGTATAATTGGTACTGCTGAAT